TTCCAGCAATATTTGTTGTTGCTGTTAATGTAAAACTGCCCGATGTTTGATTGCTGATTACATACAAGTTAGCAACAGGGGGGAAAATAATTGTTTGATTGGATAGAAGTGTTCCTGAGTATTCTTGAATGGTATTAGACGCTTGACTTGCAGTTAATGTGTATGACCCACCAGTTAACGTCAATGTCAAAACAGAATAAACAAACGTAGAGCTTGTACCATAACCAACAGTTACATATCCAGTTCCTGTACACACAATAAATGCAGAATTACCAGGCTGGAATGTTTTTGAACTACCACTGTCAATTAGGTCCGATCCACTACACGCTATGTCAACAGTACCTGTCCCATTGTTTTTAAACAAAAAGAACCAATTTGAACCCAAAGTATTTGCTAGTGGCAAAGTAACAGTTGTCGTTCCACCAGTCCATACATAAATTGATGCTTGGTCAGCCGCTAAAAACGTGTATCCAGAAATTAATGAATTGACTGTATATGCTTGGTTTAAAGTGGCTGAAAGTGCCTCTAAACCATACCCAGCAAGCGTTGAGGCCGTCCCGCTAGATGTACCTGTACCAAAGGCTAAAACGCCCCAGGTACCGCCTTGGGTAGCATTGCTGGTCAAATAAATATACTGAGCAGAACTAGCTGGAACAGAAACAATTGTGTTTCCAGAATAACCTTTGACTGTAAAAGCAACTGACCCTGTATTGCGAATCATTGCATCTTGGCCAACTGACACTTGAGTGGCGTCAGGCATATACAAGGACAATCCAGCCGTTGTAAAGCTTACGTCCATAATCCTGGCCGTAGGGTTACCCGTTGTACCATTAATTGGCCAAAACAGCGTTAAATTTGCCGTCTGATTGAGATAAGCCTCATAGCTTACGTCAGTAGGTTGAATTGTGTTGCCCGTAAAGGGTGAGGTATAAGTTGTCATGCATCCACCACTACGGCTTGACGATCACCAACCCGCAACCTGTCCTCTGTTGTCAGAGTTTGCATGATTAGATCGTATTGTTGTTGGAAAATAGGTCCACGCTCGTCATTCTTCAAAAACGGCATTGCCTGGAGTAGCGAGCCAAACAATAAAGCCTGGGGGGCATATTGTGTAAACCAATTGGTTTGGTTGTAAGAATCAAGTGGCTGAACGCGCTGGTAATACAAAACTTCAAAGGAATAGTTTTGATCTGGCGTCGGCGCCACCAACCAGTTGTCGTAGTCATAATCAGCGTAATAAAGCGGTTGTGCAGTATTTGATTGAATAGGCCAATACTCTTTCAAATACTCATATTTTCTTAACAATACTGGATTGTCAGTGTTTGTCGATGCAACCGTGAGGTTCATGGAAACTGTTTTATGCCAACGGGCTGGCTTGGGAATAATATTGCTACCCGCCACCATTGTTGATTCTTGGACCGTCAAATTGCCCAAAAATTTGATTTGGCTGGCAATCACCTGCTCCGCCAACATAATGAAAAGGGGAATATTCTCTATTGTGGTGGCGTCGGTACGCTCCAGGTAAACCTGGACATTGTTGACTAAGGAGTCATATGTCATTACCGATGTTGACGTTGCCATAATAATTCCCTATGCGTAAGCTCTTGTGCCCATTTTATCAATGATAAGAGCCTGCCGTCTAGGCTTTTCGCCTTCATGGTTTGTTATAGAAAGATGGGTCCACCTGTCAAATTCTCTTATGCACTGGTCATAAGGCAAATCACTTGAAATAATAGCTTGGACCACCTCATTTGGTGTCATGCCTGGCACACGCAAGTCAGCCGCACAGCCAACCCTATGTTGAGACGTGGGAGCTGACCCCACTGCCTGATTTACTTGGGCTGACCGAAACGCGCTGTTAACCATGACAGGCTTGCCGCCCAATAGCTCTTTAACTTGTTCCAAAAAGTTTGCAAGGCGGACAAGATTTGCTCTTTCAAGTTCATTAGGTTCATTGTCAAACTCCCTATGTTCAGTGATTGTTAACTCTTCAAGAGTGAAATGTGGGCTAAGTTGTGTCATTTTGTGGGTGTGCTTTTGTGTAATAAATCATCTTTTGCCTGTGAGCCAGCAGAAGAACCGAAATAGAACGCAATGATCCCCGTCCAAGCCGTGCCTAAACTCCCAAGCATCAGCATCAAAGCCTCACTTGTTCTGAATGTTTCCATCATCATACCCACCAGAATCCCAAAAAAACCCACCGTAACAAGAATGGCCAAAGCTGGTGGAATAAAACTGCGGGTTGTTGCTTGGAGTTCCCTGGCTGATTTTCTATCGTCTACAGCCAATTTAGCAAAGTCAAGACCAAGCTCTTGCGCGCGAGCTTTAAGGCCAAGTTCTGCTTGTTGAATAGATGCTATTTGATCGGCAGACAGTTTGCCCGACTGTATGGTTTCTTCTACTTTACTAGGGTCTATGCCTAGTGCAGATGAGACGGCATTAACAGCCAGGCCAGCTAGTGGACCTCCTAATGCTGTGGCTATTGTAGGAGCAATTGATTTCAGCCAATCCATTTACTGTCCTTTCGATTTTTGATAATCCAGGTGGATGCCGTACATCAGTACGCTAAAGACCATGACCCACGCAAAAACTGCAATGCAAATTGCCGCCCGAAATTCCCACTTGGCAATAAACTGCCGTCTTTTATAAGCGGCCTCTTCACGGGCTTTTTTTGTTCACGCTCGACTTTTTCGCGCTCTTTTTTAACCACTTCCCTCATTTGTACAAATTCAGTCCAAAGACCAGGCATACCAATTTGGTAAATGATCATTTCACGCAATTCAGTTTCCATGCGACTAATTTGTTGTTGACGCAAAATTCTATTCATTGCCTCTTCATTGACACTGACATTCTTAGGCAAAGGATTATTTTTAGCCTCTTTTTCAGCCTCTTTAAACGATTCTTGATGCGTAAAGAACGAACCTAAATTTTTACCAATGTCACCAACAATGTCACCGACATCTTTGCCGTCTTTTTTAAAATCCCGGTAAAGATCAATGCACTCACGAATCCCTGCGTGAGCCGCTTTACACGCCGCAAAAATAGTGATTGGGTCCATTAGATTCCAAAGAATTTATGAAAGAATTGCGCCGCAACGCCTGGACCAAACATAACCATTACCATCACAGCATAGATCAAATACTCAATCTTGGTCATGCGCCTTTCCCCGTTTTTCAATGATTCCTCAATGTTGCGGTAGCGCTCATCACAAACGGCAACGTGGACAGCTAAATCTTTTTCGGTATCATTCAAAATGTGATACTCCCTGATGCTGTGAATGTGTAAACGTAGTATCCGTTAGCAGTTGTTTGTGTAGGAGTTCCTGTAGTGGATGTGGCTAGTTTATAAGTAGTGGGATAACGTATGATGACTATTCCAGAGCCACCTGCTCCAGGGATTGCCCCTGCGTTATATTGACCACCGCCACCGCCACCTGTATTTGTTGTACCTGAAGTACCAGCACCTGCTCCAACCCCACCTGCTCCTCCGCCTCCAACACCACCAACACCTGCTGTTGTACTAGCGCCTCCACCTCCTCCTCCTGCATAAGTAGCCACAGAACCTGTAATTGCTGATGCAATTCCAGCGCCACCATTACCACCAATTGAAGCAGAAACACCATTTAACCCAACCGTACCTGCTCCACCTCCGCCACCAGCGGCAAAACCTATTGCAGTATTTCCACCTGCATTTCCTTGTCCTGATATACCTCCTCCGCTGTAATCTGCGTGATTACTACTACTATCTCCACCCGCACCACCACCTGATCCACCACTAGTTCCATTACTATCAAAAGGAGCGCCCCCACCACCTCCAGAAGCTACAAAAGTACCTGTGGTAGCCGCCGATGATGTAGCAATCAATACCGAATTACCACCTAATCCACCATTACCACTAGTTGCATATGCGCCAGCGGCTCCTACAGTAACCCATATTTGAGTTCCTTGAGTAAGGGATGTTTGTCCTGCAAGCAGACCGCCAGCACCGCCGCCGCCACCTTGACCAGATGATCCAGAACCACCTCCACCACCGCCACCACCCGCAACTATCAAATACTCAATATTAGGCGGAGCAATGCCTGTCCAATTCTGTGCTTTGACAGCTTGGCTTACTTGTCCTAATGTCCACATCCCCGATAGCTGGGCCATCTTAGGCTCCTTGAGTTACTTCAACCCATGAAAGTGTATCTTCGTGCCATGTAAACATCTTGCCTTCTACTACAGGCATAGGTGTAGGGGCTTCCCACAAGTATGTAGTTGCGTTCTTTGTCCATGAGGCAAAAGGTTGTGGTGGTGCAAAGCCTGTACCATCCCATGTGTAACCAATACCCGCATAGTTTTTGTGCAAGGGTTTGCCTTCGGGATGCTGTCCACCCTGTGTTCGGTAGCTTGTTTGTACCCACTCAGATGGATCACCCCAATGACCAAGTGCTAATGTTTCTGCATCAATAACAATGACGTTATCAACTACTCCGTTTGTGATGTGTGCGTAATGTGCCATGTTTAAACTCCATTAAAAAGTGATTGTCCCAGAGGACGTGAAAACATAAATCTGAAAACCGTTATTGTATAAAACTTGCTGTAGATTTGTTGTTGATGCAGGAGGGGCGCAGTTAGCAGGGTAACGGATAATGACTATGCCTGAACCGCCTGTACCACCATAACCTGCATTATTTGGCGCACCAGCATAATGACTTAAACCGCCACCTCCGCCCCCCGTATTAGCAGTCCCATTCCCACCTGAATTTACTTGTGTTGTTGAGGCTGGCGCACCATTTCCACCTCCAGCAACACCTAAACCGGGAGCGCTTGTAATGCTACCTCGGCTAAATATGCCGCCACCACCTCCA